CCGACTTTCACGTCGGCGATCGTGAATGTGGACAAGCTGGGCGGCATCGTCAAGCTGTCTGCTGAAGAGCTGGCCGATGCGAACTTTGACCTCGGCGCATGGCTGAAAGAACAGTGGGCGAATGTGATGGGCGTCTCCTTGGAGAACTACGTCACGCTCGGCAACGGCAGCCACATCGCTGGCCTGGTCACCTTGGCTGGTGTTGGTCCGACCACGGCAGTGGCCGCGAAGGTTGCGTATCCCGACGTTGCTGCTCTGTTTGGCAGCGTTCAGGCCGCATACGCGCGTAACGGTATCTTCCAGATGTCCACCACCACCCGTGCAGCGCTGATGGGTCTCGTGGCGACCACTGGTCAGCCGATCTTCGACGTGAATCCGCAGGGCAATCCCTTCTCGACCATCTTCGGTCGTCCGGTTGTCATCAACGATTCGCTCCCGGCGATCGCGACCGGCAACAAGCCGATCCTGTTCGGTGACTTCAACAAGGGCTACCTGCTCCGCACGGATGGTGCACCCACCATCAAGCGGCTGGATGAGCGCTATGCCGACACCGACGAGGTTGGATTCATCATCCGTACTCGCGTCGGCGGCGTGAGCAAGAACGCCGGTATCTCGCCGTTCAACGCCCTGGTTGTCGACTAACCAACCCGAGGGGCGAGTCGCAAGGCTCGCCCTTCACCCGCACACTCATGAAAATCAAAATGACCTTATCGGTCGCTGGCCCCGGCGTCTATCTCGCTCGCGGCGCAGAGTACGACCTATCCGATGATCGCGCTCTCGAACTTCTGAACGCTAAGTTCGCGACTCCCGTCGCAGAGTCTGTCCAACACAAGACCGAAAAAGCAACACGCAGGAATCGCGAGACCCGCTAAATGCCCCTCAATTACCAGCTCATCACGCCACCGGCGTCGGAACCCGTGACGCTCGCTCAGGCGAAGCTTCACATGCGTCTAGATTTTGATGATGAAAATGCACTGGTCCAGGGTCTCATCACGGCGGCTCGTGAGTATTGCGAGCAGGTGATTCAGCGGGCGATCTATAACCGGACCTATGTTCTGAGCTTGGATCAGTTCAATTATGGCGACTGGCGGAGCACGATCCCGATGGATCGGCGCAACCCGCTACGGTTCTCCGCGCTCTGGCAGTCGATGGCCCTGCGTTTGCCGATGCCGCGCCTCGTGTCGGTCAGCTCGATAACTTACCTGGATACCACCGGCACGCAGCAGACGCTGGATCCTTCGTCCTATGTCGTGGACGCGTCATCTGAGCCAGCTCGCATCGTGCCAGCAGTGAATCTCACATGGCCGACCACTGACTACTACATTCCTGGATCCGTGAAGGTCACCTACATCTCGGGAAGCTATGGCGACGGCGTAGAGACGGACACCTGTCCGGCGTCGATCAGGCAAGCGATTCTGCTCCTGATTGGAGCGTGGTACCAGAACCGTGAGGCAATTTCCCCGCTCACATTGAAAACCGTACCGATGGCTGTGGATGCGCTGCTGAACGGTTATCGCTTCTACGGCTGGATGTAATTCATGCCTCAAGTTCCAGTCCAAATCGGCCAGTACAACCGGCGCGTGACGATCATCAGCCCATCGACGACGAGAGATGCGGCCGGCGGCCAGAGCAACACATGGACCGATGGACCCACTGTCTGGGCAAAGATCACGCAACTCTACAGCGCCAGCAATTACCAGACGACAGAATTTGTTGGGAAAGCTACCAGCTCGATCACGACCCGCTGGAACAAGGCACTCTCTATCACCGACGCGGATCGCGTTCGGTACACAGATCCATCCACCAGCGTGGTCACAATTTACGAGATCGAGAGCGTAGGCCAGATCGAGATGCAGAACCGCGAGATCCAAATGCTGGTCTACGTGCTCGACGGTCAGGTGTAAGCCATGATCGAGAACGGACTCTTCAACCTGCTCAGCAATGAGCCGACGATCTCTGCGCTCGTCTCCGATCGTATCTATCCGGTACTGATTCCGGAGAACCCGACGATGCCGCTGATCACCTATCAGATTGTTGGTGGCACATCGAAGTCAACGCTCGATGGTACCGGCACTCAAAAACTGAGGATCCAGATAGATGCGTGGGCAACCGACGCATACATCACCGCGGCGACGATCAGAGCAGCCGTGACTAAGTTCCTGGCGAATCAAGTAGTGACTCTATCCGATGGCACCTTCGCCACCTTCATCCTGATCAGCCCGATCGACTTCTACAGCGGAGGCGATGAAGCGTTCCGCGCGATGGTCGAGGTCTACTGCATTTTCAACTTCCCGGCCTAGTCGTAGAGGCCACAACCCCAAGCCTGCATAACCAAATCACCAAGCCTGTCACATGCAGGCTCAAGGAGCATCTATGTCCGCACCCACCCTCCCGAATACCCCGAGCGTCACATCCCTCGGCATCGGCACCCTCATCGGAATCGGTCCTGTCGTCGGAACGCCGACCCCCACCTACACCACGATCGGTCAGATCACGGATGTTAAGCTAAGCGGCGCATCTGCTACCGTGATCAAGTTTTCCACTCTGGACGGCGGACTCGGAGTGCAGAAGCGTCGTGGCTCGATCGACTACGGCACCGTGGACATCACATATGAGCGCAAGCCGGGCGCGGGCGACCCAGGTCAGGCAGCAGCGAAGGCCGCGTTTGCTGACTCACTCGGAAATCCGTACATGTTCCAGGCAGCGTTGTTCACAGCCGCTGGTCAGACGACCGCCGGCGACATGGCGACCTTCACAGGCGTTATCTCGAAGTTCAACGAGCTGAGCGAGTTCTCCCCCGACAAGAACATCGAGGGCATGCTCACCATCGAACTGTCTGGTCCGGTTGCCATCGTCGCCGGCAGCTAACCCGAACCACTTAGGGGCTCACTTCGGTGAGCCTCACTACTTTTGAAGGACACTCATGGCCCGCAAGATCAAGAATCCGACCAGCCGCACTCGCACGATCGAGCTGGACGGAGCTGAATATAAGTGCGAATTTAATTTCAGAGCCTATGCGGCGATGAAAGAACTCACCGGCATTAGCCTCCTGCTCGGCTGGAATGACTCGGAGCTGGATGCAAAGGAATACGCGTGCCTCCTGTTTGCCGGCCTCATCACGCATCACCCCGACATCGAGTTCGACTTCTGCCTCAATTCACTGAACGGTGAGAACTTCGAGGAAGTGGTGAAGACGCTCTTCGATGCTTACAGAGCCAGTCTGCCGAAGCCGAAGGAAGACGCGGACCCCAAGAAGCCGATAGCCAAGACAAACTAAGCTCTGAAGAGCTGTTCGACCAGCTCTGGGTGATCGCACGCGTCGAGCTACACCTCAGTGATGAGGAATGGCTTGACCTTAGTTATCGGCAACTCATGCTCCTCCGCGAGCGCTACCTCACGCTGCGCTGGCAGGACCAGTGGCAGCAAGGTGCTGCCATAGCTGCGATCCATAACAACGGAATGCGCAGCTACAAGACACCACCTAGGCCTGAGGACTTTGTTTTCACGAGTCTCCCTGGGCAGAAGCAAAAGACCTCCAGGACCACAAGCACCAAGCGCATGACGAAGGCCAGGAAGCAAGGCATCGCAGACCTGTTCCGCTCAGCCGCCTTGGAGCACTCCAGCTTATGCCCGGCAACATCAACATCAGCGTCGATACCTCTGAGCTAGACCAATACTTCGCCGAGATAGCAGATCCCGTTCGCGTAAAGAAGATCACCAGAAAAGCTCTACGCAAGGGGGCAACGATCATCCGTGATGCTGTCGCAGCCGTGGCACCAGAGCGTCCGGATCTTCCATCCGGAACAGCTCTACCCGTAGGCGCACTCAAGAACGATATAGTAGTCCGCTCCTATACAGATGGAAACGGCAAAGAGGTCGCATCGGTTCAGCCTGGTGCGCTCACCGACCATGTCGCCGGCTGGGTTGAATTTGGCCATCAGCAGGTAGCGGGAGGCAAGCTCTCCAAGGATGGAAAAGGCAGTGGGCATCGCGTGGGTACTCACGGAATGACATCGACCTTCGTCCCTCCGCATCCGTTCTTCCGTCGCGGTGAAGAGGCATCAGAAGCAGCGGCAGCGGAAGCTGTCGCAGAATCACTTTCAGAAGACCTCGTGAGCGAGACAGCTCCGAGCGCAGATACAGAGGCGGCATAAATCGATGGCAAAAGCACCTCGCGTATCAGTACAGATCACAGCCGACTCGACTGGCTACACAGCAGCGGTCAACAAGGCCAAGGGTCAGCTCATAGAATTTGCCGCCGTCTCGAAGCAGGTTTCCAACTCTTCTGTCAACGAGTTTCAGGCCACGTCTGCCGCTATGCGGGCTATCGACGGTAGCATGAACATCCGCGCTGCTGAGCGCTTCCTGACAACCATCAAGGGCGTAGGCCCGGCACTACAAGCAATTTTTCCTGCGGTCGGGCTGATCGCGGTTGTCTCTGTCATCGCTCGCGGTGTTACGGAGCTAACGGAGTTCATCAAGAAGACCAAAGAAGCCGGCGCTGAGTTCCGCGCTTCGTTTCAGGAGATGCAGAACTCCGCTCGGCTCTCGAACGATGAGCTGGCGAAGACCAACATCAATCTGGAAAACCAGATTGCAAAGCTAACTGGGCGTCATGAGAATGTTCTGGCCTCCCAGCTCATCGAAGCTCGCATCGAGGCCGACAAGCTCGCCACATCTGCTGCTGCTGCTGGAAAGCAGATGAAGGAACTGCTCGAAAAGAATCAGGCCGGTGTCCTGGCTCGGATCATGGGTTCAGATTCGACATCCGATGTATTCGGAAACATCAACAACTTCCAGAACCTGAAATCTAAGGCACAGCAGGATCAGGACGACGCGCTCCACAATGGAGACCAGAAGGGCGCAGATGCAGCTAAGGCTCAATATCAACAGGCTCTAGCAAATGAGCGTGCATACCTAAAGCAGCAGATCGGGCTTCGCAGCGGATATGTGAAGTACGCGCAGACCCCGAACGGTCCAGCCCTCGTCCAGACGGACAAGAACGATCCAGGCGCCACGACCTACAGCAATAGCCAGGGCGATCAGACACGTAATCTCGATGCGCTCCACGCAGCTCAAAACCTGAATTATGACCAGAGCGATCGCATAGATCTGGACGCTCAACACACGAAGGACAGCAAAGCACTCCAGGCGGCTCAGGATGCTAAGAACTTTGCGGATAAGGCCGCGGCAGCGCAGCGCAAGGCCGATTCTGACCACCTGACCGCTCTAAAGGAAGCATTCGAACTCCAGAAGTCCGCAGCAGGCCAGCAGATCTGGGAATCGAAGACGAACTTCGAGCAGAGGCAGCGCCTCGCACAGTCGAACTTCTACCTCGGTCACCTTAACGACTTCAAAACACCTGAAGCCCGCAAGGAAGCATTCGACCTCGGCCAGAAGCCTCTCGACGAGTACAACACCACCGACACAGAAGGCCGCGCAGCTCTACAGAAGATGCTCGCGGACAATGGTTCTGCTGCCGGCGTATTCGCCGGCCTGGGCACCGATAAGGACACGCAGGCTCGACTGAAGGCTCAGCAGGAAGCAATCTCCGCTCAGGCTGAACTTAGCAACAAGCTACGCGAGACTGCGATCTCTCAGGATCTGCAGAACGGAACGATCTCGAAGTACGACGCAGCCGTTCAGATGGCAGCGCTGCACACCGAGGCCTATCAGCTCCAGCTTGAGAAGCTCCAGGCTGAAGCACAGCAGATCGCAAACGATCCGACCCTGAACGAGGAGCAACGCAGAACGAAGCTCATCGGCCTCGGTGCTCAGGTCGGAGAACTCGGCCAGCAGAAAGACTCTCAGCATGGAGTCGATCAGCAGAACATTGCCGACAACACCGTCGTAGGCGAGTGGAAACAGTCCGTCAACCAGTTCGTCGAAGCTAATCAGGGAGCGGCCTCAGCGATCCGTACATTCTGGGACGGCCTCTCTTCTGTCAACGATGAGCTGGTCAAGCTGGTCTCGTCCAAGCACAACTACAACACCCGTCAGGAATTCGGCAACATAGGCGCTGGCATCTTCCGTGGCGTCGCTGGTGCTGGATTGAACAAGGCTGAAGGTGCACTCATGGGCGCTCTCCACCTCGGTGGTGGCGGCAAGCCTGACGGCTCTTCCTCGAAACCATTCCACGTCATCATGGCTGGAGTAGCAGGAGCAGCTTCGGCTGCAGGCGGCGCTCTATCGAAGGCCACCAACGGTGCATCCGACGCGGTCGGATCAGCCGTCGGCAGGGTCGTCGGTCAGGCCGCTGGGGGCATCGGCGGATTCCTAGGCAAGATCGGCGGCTTCTTCAGCGGGCTCGGCTTCAAAGATGGCGGCCATCCACCTGTGGGTAAGTTCTCACTCGTCGGTGAGAACGGTCCTGAGCTGCGCTACTTCGGCTCGCCATCCACGATCGTTCCGGCTGGCGGCTTCGGTGGCACATCTATCACGCACCACATCGCTGTGGACGCGCGTGGAGCAACGGATCAGGCGATGGTGCACGCAGCAGTTCAGCGCGGAATTATGAAGGCCCTGCCGAGCATCACTGCCGCGAGCATGCACGCTCAGCGCGAAGCCGGCGCTCGTAAGCCTTCTCGCCGCTAAGCACCCACCACAAAACCTCTTTCACCCTCTCAAGGCCGCCATCAGCGCGGCCTTTTGCTTTGGAGATCCATGCGCAAGTTCCTCACAATCCTGGCTGTCTCCATCCTGACAGCGCTTCCTGCCATCTCGCAGAGCACCACTCTCACCGCGAGCCACTTCGCGCAGGATGCTATCGGAACTCCTCTCACGTCAGGCCAGCTCTGCCTGGTTCCACTGAACAGCATCGGCCAGCCGACGTCGTTCGAGAACAACGGCAAGCAATATGCGCCACAGATGGCGTGCTTCCCGATCACCAACGGAGCCATCACCAGCACCACGGTGCCTGATGTCGCATTTTCCAGCCCATCCATCCTGTATCGCGTAACGGTCGAAGACACCACTGGTAAGACACTCTATGTGCTTCCGCAGCCCGTCGCGATCACGGGAACCACGTTCGACCTCGACAACTGGACTCCTACGTCCACGGTTCCCGTTACGCAGGAGACCGTCGCCACTGGAGTCAGCGCACCTCAGGGAAGATGCGGGACGGCCGCGGCGATCTTCTACACATCGAGCAACACTTACCACTGCATCAATCAGATCTGGGTCGTACAGACCGGATCTGGCGGCGGCACTGTCACAGCCGATGGAATCTCCTCGGTGCTCGGCTTCACGCCTGTGAGCAACACGCAGATGAGCGCTGCCATATCCGCAGCCATCGCAGCGATCCCTCCGGTACAAGCTTCAGACATATCTACGGCTCTCTCCTACACACCAGTCAGTCCTTCGGACCTGGCGTCTGCGATCGCCGCGATTCCCGCGATCACCAGTTCGGATGTAACCAATGCACTAGGCTACGTCCCTGTCAGCCCTGATCAGCTCGCATCAGCCGTATCGACAGCGGCCACGCCGACATTCGATCTCGCGAGCGGCACATACACATCCGTGCAGTCGCTCAACCTGAGCGACACGACCACCGGCGCGACGATCTCTTACTGCGTCGGCATGACAGGTAACTGCACGCCGAACATCGCTTACAGCTCTACGCTCACGATCAGCTCCAGCGAGACCGTGTGCGCGAACGCAGTGGCTGCATCAGGCGGAGTTCTGTCCGCGACCGCCTGCAACGCATACATCATCAACACCGGATCTCCGACAGCGCCCACAGCCACCGGCATCGGTACGGTCATTGCCCAGGGATTTCTAACTGATGGCAGCATCGCCGACAAGACATGCTTCACTGGCAGCTCGGTCTGCTCGGGAGGCGTGAGCGGAACTCCGTCTTCCACTCCTACTCACGCCTTCGGACTGAACACGCCATCAGCGAACACTGGTCTGTCGAATAAGGTCGGCAACTTCCACCTGGAGATGGCGACTCCGAACGTTTTCACCGAGGCGCTCTGGACCACCACCGGCACCGGCGTAGGTGTTAACGAGACCGCGACGAACTTCTATGTCTCCGGTTGGGTGAAGACCGGATATCCGGCTGGACCTTCCCGCATCGAGATGGATCCGTACGCGTTCGACAGTGGTTGGGATTGGATGTTCGGGTTCCAATGCTCGAGTGATCACAACCTTTTTCAAACTGCGAACCAAACGTCTAGCTGGACTAACACCAGCGTGTCATGCGGAAAGCTTTATGACGGAAACTACCATAGAGTGGAATTGACGTTCCATCGCACGCTCGGAGCGGATCGCTCCTGCGGCGGCGGCACGGCTCCGTGCGAAACATGGGACACGGTAACCGTGGACGGGGTATCGTCGGCTCTCAATGTCACCATGCCTGCGACACCATCGACCTGGACTGGTTCAGGCTGGCAGTTCCAGATCGACGGATCGCCGACCACGGCCAGCAGCGCAACACCTGCGAAGTACGACCTATGGGTGGACTCCGCTCAGTTCATCGCTGGTACGGCTGCTGCGTCCGCTGGCTCGCCCGGTATCAACGGAGGCCCGGCCACCGGCACCGGAGATCTGGACAGCTTCAACTTCGATGGCGGACTCACGATACCAGCTGGCCTGACTGCAGTCGGCTCTCCAGTGATCTCTTCTGCTCAGAGCCACACAGCGCCTAACAGTGCTCACTTCACAAGTGGCCTGAACTACTTCACCGATACGATCAACCCTGTGTCTCAGATCTACTCGCGGCAGTACATCTTCATCAACGCAGAGAACCTCGCGACGCCGATGACATTCCTCCGCTATTACAACGGCGGGCAAGAGCTGTTTGGATACTTCATCGCTGCCACCTCAGGAACGGTATCGTACTTCGACCAAGCGTCCGGGGCGAGCGTCACTGCGGCACCTTCGCCGCTCTCTACCGGCGCGTGGCACCTGATCGAGACCTTCACCAAGATGGACCCGGTGAACGGTCACGTCACGGTGAAAATTGACGGAACACAGACCTATGACTCGGGTCCGATCAACACTGGCT